GCCTCCTTGTACATCTCCTTCAGCATCCGCGCCCGCTCCCGCTGCCGCACCCGCTCGGCGGCGTCCGTGGCGTCCATCATGGCCGCGCGCGCCTGCTTGTACCGCTGGTACAGGGCGGATTTTTGCGCCCGGGCACGATCTAACTCGCTCATGCCGGCTCCTGTCCGCCGTAGAACAGCGCCGTGCCGCCGTAGGCGTCAGGGGAGAGCAGGGTCACGTCCCCGGTCTCCTCCTGATAGACCACCTGGGTGCCCAAGATCGCCCAGGTGTTGCTTTTTAATACGCCGTCCACCCGGTGGCGCAGGGTACAGCCGAAGGCGCCGTTTCGCCGGTGGTGTACCTGGCCGGAGATGGTCAGCTGATAGAGGGCCGCGCCGTCCTCCGTCCCGGCCTGCCAGTCCTCCTGAGAAAAGGAGACGGATGTAAACAGCGGCCGCCACTCCAGGTCGTACAGCTCGTCCGAGCTCTTTTGCAGCACGTCCCCCGCGCCGCCGCCCACGGGCACGTTGCCCGACTGGATCGTGGAGCGGTGGAGGGTCTCCAGCGCCTGCTGGACGGTCATCTCCTCTCCGCTGAGCACCGCCCCCAAATTACCCGCCGCCTGGGGGCTGTCCAGCTCGGGCAGCAGGGTCTCGTTCAAAAACGCCTTGACCGCCTCGCCCGCCTCGTCGAATTTCCCCTTCAGCTGCGCCGCCGTCAGCCCGCCCACATCGTTGGGCTCGTCGTCCAGCTTTTGGATCACAGCCATGTCCTTGGTCAGTTTTGAAAGACTCAAGTTTGTTCACCTCTTTTTCAAAATTGCACACGTCACCCCACGGGGCCCTGCCTACGCTTACTTCGCCTTCCCGGCGTACCGGACCCGCACGTCCACCCCCAGCACCGTGGCGGTGGCGGAGGCGGAGCAGCTGCTTAGGATCAGCTTGTAGAAGGTGAATTTGTTCACCTTCAGCCGCACCCGCTGGACCTGGGGCTTGCGGTTGGTGCGGAAGGACCAGTGCCCGAAGTGGACGTTGGTGCAGGTGGAAAGCCCTGCCGCCACGTCTTTTTTTACATAGTCCGACTTCCGGTTGGACTGGGCGGTCACTGTCACGCACCCCTGGCTCTCCGGCTTGATGGATACCCACAGGTTGGCGCTGTACTTGCGCCTCCAGTCCCGCTCGAAGTCCAGGGAGCCGGACTCCCAATAGGCGTCGATGGGCTCCCGGTCGTCGTTGCGGTACTGCCGGGACAGGTGCATGACCGCCCCCGCATCCGTGCCGAAATACAGCTCGCCGTCCACCTGGACCATGCACCGGGCGGGGAAGTGGTCGTAGTAGTACCAGGTGTCGTTGCCGTAGTTGTGGACCAGCGCCTGATCCGCGCACAGGATGTAGTACTCCTGCCGCCGCTCGTCGTCGAAGGTCCTGCACGCGGCCAGGTCAAAGCCGGACAGGGTGTTCTCCACCCGGTCGCTGATGCGCTGGGCGTTGCGCTCGTCCCGGGTGGAGCTGGAGGCCAGCACCCAGGTGTAGACCGACTGGCCGAACAAGGTCCGGGGGTAGTTGCGCACCAGCCGGGCCTGTCCCGGGGCGGCGCAGCCGATGTCCCGGTTCAGGGGCGTGGTGTAGAAGGCCGCCGTCGCCGTGCCGTCGGTCAGCTCTAAGGTGCCGTACTGGGCGGTAAAGGCCCCGTCGCTTTTGAACACCAGCAGCCGGTCGTAGTGGCGGATCATGGCGGTGATGGGCGTGTTGGCCGTGTCCACCGCCATGACGTTCAGGTCGGGAAAATACTCGGCGCTGGGCTGCCCGTCGTGGTCCAGGTCGGAGTACACCGCCTCATGGGTGCCGTCGCCGTACAGGAACACTCTGGCGTCGGTGGCGCCGTTGTAGCACTCCGCCCAGCGCATGGCGGTCACCCGCGATCGCTCTCCCGTCCCCTTGCGCCAGGTGATGGTCACCGTGTTCACCCCCTTGACCGGGGCCTTGGCGAAGGTCACCGTCCCCGCCTCCACGTCTGCCGTCCAGGTCATATCGGTGCCCTCCACGCCCAGCACCTCGTCGATCTCCTCCTCCGCCAGCCGGAACACCGTGGAGGTGCCGTCGGGGGAGTACACCCCCCGGCGCCTGCCGGTCAGCAGGTTCACCCGCTCCAGCAGGGTACCGCCCCCGGCGGGGGGTGTGGCGGTGGTGACGATGGGCACATAGCCCTCCACCGCCTTCACCGTCCCTGCGCCGCTCCAGCAGTAGTACTCCCGGCCCGTCAGCACATAGACCTTCTGGGCGAAGCCGAAAAAGCACACGTCCTCGTCGTCGATCATTCCCAGGTCGTCCGCCGCCCAGGTGTCCGTGTCCAGCTCCCACAGGTGCCCCCCGCAGGCGCACAGCAGCCGGGGCGTACCCGCCACATAGCCGCTCCACAGTCCCCGCACAGGCTTGCCCTCCACCGGGGCGCACATCCTGGCGTACCCGGGGCGGATCTGCAGGTGGCTCTCCCGGGTCACCCGGAAATTGCGCATCTGGGCCGCCTCGCCCAGCTTCAGCCCCGTATCCCCGTCCGGGGACTCATTCAGCCCCAGCCACTGCTTCAGCTGATAGATCTTCGTACTGTCCGTGGTAATGACATTCGCCACCGGATCACTCCTTTCTCAGGAAAATCAAATTTCAACTCAACCCCCGTCCCCCCGCAGGGTCATTCCGAACCAGTGCGCACACTGGTGTGGGAATCCGTAGCTCCCGTCCTTACACGTTTGCAGATATGCACACGCCCCCGGCGGAGAACGGATTGCCACGTCGCTGCGCTCCTCGCAATGACCCGCGGGGGGCGGGGTCAAGCCTTGATTTCCGTGCCCCTTTTCTTTCTCACCATCGGGCGAACCTGCCGTACTCGATCCCGCCGTACAGGTCCGCGATGTCCTCGCTCTGGGCGGGGAGGCTCTGCCTGGCCCGGAGCAGCAGCTCCTGATACCGCTGCTGGAAGTAGGACGCCAGGCTGGGGTTCTCGTCCAGCAGTAGATGGGCGGCCAGCCCGTAGGGCAGCACGCTCTGGCACAGGTAGTCGTCCAGGTCGATCTCCTGGTCAAAGTCCAGGATCTCCGGGCACACGGGCCGTTTTCCCGCCTCGCCGTCGGTGCAGGTATCGGACGCGGGAAAGCACTCCCCCCGCAGCACGTTCAGGATCGCCAGGGTGCGCCCCTTATACCCTCTGGTCTGGGCCGTATCCGCCAGGCCGCTGTCCTCGTCCGCCTCGTCCATCAAAAACATGGCCCGCTCAAAGACCCACTGGGCCGTTGTCATTGTCTTCACCTCCTTGCGGGCGCACACATAGGTGCGCCCCTACAGACATTTAGGTGCGCCCATACAAACATAGACGAACCTTTCGTTCCACTCCGTAGGGGCCGACCTATGTGTCGGCCCGCACCCTCGTCGCTGTGCTTACGCCTTAGACACGTAGATCCCCTTCTTCCGGGTGTCCAGCACGAAGGAGTCGTACAGGATGCGGCCCTCCACCACGTCGCCGTCGATGCCCCTCTGCTCGGTCAGCACCCGGTAGGTCTTCAGTTGCACCGGGTCCACGGTGGCGTTTTTGTACTTGATCAGGAAGTTCACGCCCTCGGGGAAGTAGCTGTCGGGCACGGGCACCACCTTCATGCCGTCCAGGGTGCCCACGCTGCCGTCCTTCACCGCCTTCTCGCCCAGGCTGTCCACGCCGATGACCTGCTCGGCCAGCTTGCAGTGGAGATACAGGCTCTCCTTGATGAACAGGGTGCGGTTCTTCTTGGGCACCAGGGCGTTGGACAGCTCCATGCCGCCGGTCAGGATGGCCTCGACGATGTTCTTGGAGGTCAGGCTGGCGGCGGTGGCGTTCAGGCCCGCCCCGGCACACCAGGCGTTCAGGCGGTACTTGTCCAGCTCGGGGGTGACCACCTCGTCCAGCTGCCGCTTCAGAGAGCGGGTGGCCGCCTTCACATTGAACTGCTGGGCGCTGTTGCCCTTGTCGATGGAGTAGGTGAAGGAGCGGTCGCGGGTCATGGTCAGCTCCTGCACCGTGTCCCCCAGCTCGGCCAGAGTGCCGAAGCGGTCGGTGCCCGAGCGGGTGTAGTCGTTCATGTCCACCACATCCACCGTATAGACCTTCACACTCTTCACGCCGGAGAAGTCATACTCCTTGCCCGCGTAAGCGTCAGTGATGGACCCGGTAGAAAACCGCTCCGCCACCTTCTTGGAATACTTGTCTGCCAGATTAATAATTGCCATAGTTCAAATCTCCTTTCTTCTGAGCCTTCCCCTCGGGGGGAAGGTGGCCCAGTGCGCACACTGGGTCGGATGAGGGGGGCGATGCGCACCCACCTCGCGGGCGCACACATAGGTGCGCCACTACAAACCTCGGTGAACCTTTCGCCTTACTCCGTAGGGGCCGACCTATGTGTCGGCCCGCGCCCCCGGCGCAACGTCGTGATCATCGCTACGTTCGGGCCGCCGAGGGCGGCGTGAGGCAGCCGTCGGCGACGAAGGAGCCTTACGGATGCCCATGCAAAGCTGCCCCTACGGTGTTGGAC